TCAATAGGTGGCTACTTTACCAGATTCTTTTGTGTCTGTAACGACAGATTGCACGTATGACAATAACCAAAAACTTTTTCGCCCATCCTTATAAGGCCTATGGTATCTGCCTTCACGAATTCGAGCGTCTAGAGTTTCAGGTTCGATATTGAGCATGTGTGCAAATTCTTCACGACCAACTCGGCGTTCTTCTTTTGACTGGGCAATACGTTCAGCTACTGCAACAATCTTTTCTAGAATACTAGCCTCTATTTTAACTACTTGTCCCATTACCCCTCCTTACTTTCCGCTTTTCTAAAATCAGTCTCTGTCACAATCCACTGAACATCTTTAAGACTTGGACGAAATACGACAACGCAACAACCAAATGGCGCATTAGATGATGAACCGCCAAACTTTAAGCGGCCACGAATAAAATGAATTTCACGACCCAAACAATAGTCTTGAAACCAACGGGCATCAGTGCGAACAGGAACGAGTGCAACTACCGTATGACCCTTACTTGCTGTTTCTGCTGCTTTGGCAATCCAATCTACAATTTCACAGCCGTATGGTGGATTCATCCAACATGTTCCAGACCATTCTTGTTTCAGCCCATCAATTTCAGGCGTGAAGTAGCGCTCACATTTGGCATTCTCAGGCAGAGCACAAACATCTAAATCAAAGTTAAAAACTCGATCCAATTTTTCAAAAAAATCTTGCGGTGTTGACCATACATCTGTTCTATTTTCAGCAAGACCAAACAGCTTGCTTTGGGCCATTGTGTTCATCCCTCAGCTCCTGATTCAACATCCAACAACATGCTGCCTTCCTCTGGATATTCGGTCATCCAAAAGTAATAGCCTTTGCCACTGTGCCCATCTTCAAAAAATTTAATAGTTAGTTCAGTTTCAAGTTGATCTAAATCATTTTCACCATCTGGATTTACAAATTCGAGAAGGCTTTTTAATTGGTGACCATTAAGAGTTATGCTCATTGTTCAGCTCCCGATTCGCTTGCTTCTAACATCACTTCATAAATCGATGCAGCGTCATATCTGTATTGACTATCTGACAATGCCAATCTATTTCCACGCTTAAGCATCTTGTCTGTAGGCTCCTTAGGCACCAAACAGCAACCCTCTGGCACCGCCTGAGCTTTGGCTTTTTCTAGCTCTGCATCACGATGCTTTGCACATCTAAGCCAAGCATCCCAACGGCTATTCATGTTGCTTATTTCTTTCTGAGCAATTTCAGAAGGATTGTTTGATCTAGTCATAAACAGTTCATGCTCATGACTAAAAATAATGTCTCTTCTTCCTTTGTAATATTGGAAGGTGTTCAGAAAAGCCTCTCTTTCCTTATTCAAATCTGTCATGCTGCTGCTCCTAATTTTGGTTTCCAATATTTAGCAAAGTCAGCTACTTCACGAACAAGAGCCTTAACATCTGATTCCATGTTTTGATATGAGTGCTGGTGTAATTCGTGGTAGCTCTTAATTTTTACTTCTGTTAAACCATCCACAACTTTATCTAAGCCTGAGTGTTCAAATACTTGGTACTTAAAGTTGTCGTATTGCTTAACTAATAAATATGCACGCCACTGGAATGCATCCATATATTTATCTGGATCAAAGGCAGCAGTAAGCTTGTGGTCAATTAGCTTTGAACTAGTCTCAGCATCGATTTTTGCAACCAAATCAACATCATCAAAAATCCGTGTGACATACTTTTGTTCACGAACATCACCAAGTTCTAGAGTCCCGTCTAGGCCTTCACTAAACAAAAAGTTAAACCCCATTTCTTTTGTGACTTCATAATTAAGATCATGTTCAAGAAGGGCATGAAAAGCTGTGCCGCACTTCATTGCCATATTCTGCGTCTTTCCTAAGAACAACTCTTTAGCGAGTTCCTCTGAGGTCATATCATCATTCGATATGCCCCAAAGGTAGCTATCGAGCATAGTTGTCGATAGCCTAATAATCATGCTGTTTGCTCCTGAGGCTGAACACTAGTAAATGTCTTGGTTTGCCCGTCATAAGCAAATCCATATTGTCTAGCTTGCTCAACAGCTTTGTTCCACATCTGACGAACAAATACATGACCTTGTGGAAGTTTGGCTTTAAGCTCTTCAAAGTCTTCAAGTGATTCGGCAGCAAGCACTTCTGAATCCCAATCATCCAATTCTTTTTGTGCTTTAGCCTGAGACTCACTTAGACTATTAATGTGGTTCTTGGCCTGATTTAGAATCGAATCAAGTTGATCTGGTTGTACATCTAAATCATTGAGAATAAGGTTTCCAATTGCTCCTGAGTCTTTCGCGTGAAATGCTGTGCTTGGTGCAAAATAAATAGCTTTTTGGGTTCCTTGTTGCCCTTGATGAGTTGTCATGTATCCCATCATATCTGCAACCTTGTAGGCTTCTTTTTTACTTGCACCTACCATGTCAGGGCGAAAAATAATGTCATCACCTTTTTTATCTTCGGCAGTATGAGCAAGAAGGATTACATCCTTACCAAAGCTGCGCAAAAGATTAAACCAGTGAGTGAATGTTCTGTTTAGAGTGCCGTAGCCTTGAATTGATAATTCATTTGAATTACGACGGCAGTTTTTTTGATCTTTAACTAGGTGAGCAATGATCACATCAAGCATACGACCAGCTGTGTCTACAATTACTGTGTCATAACCTAAAAGATCATTTGCAGTTAATGATGAAACCTCAGACCAGTTATTAACCTGAACTGTGTCTTTACGGTATTTGCCTGCACGATGTGCGCCTTTATCAAAGTCAAAAAGGATAGGATTCTTAGCCGAGAAAGCTAAAGACGTTTTACCAATACCTGGATCACCATAAATAAAAGTAATTAAGGTCTCTACACGCATTGGCTCTTGAGCTGTAACAATTTTTAGTGCCATTTTCTAATACTCCGTAGACTGGCTTAAATCACATTACGATGTAGCTATAACAAACGGTGCATTGCCCATCGTTACTAACTTGCATCAGATCTTTGCAGCAAAAACACCATTCAAACTTGACGGGCTTTTGCTTCTTCTTGTTCTTTTTAGGAGCTTTCTTTTGCACTGGCGCATTCATAATCTTCTCCTAATTCTTTTCTACTGGGCGTTGTTCTAATGACAAATCCCAATCTGAAATTGTTTTTCTTGGTTTATTGCCAAAGAAGTGAAGGTACTCATTTGCTGGAAGCCACTTCCCATAAGTCATGGGTACAGGTGGAACATCAAAACCAAAAATGTCACCATTTGAATCTTGTGCAATGAATTGAACTTCTTTAGGTGCTTCCGACCAATCGTATTTAGTCTCCATCACTCCACTCCCGCTTCTTCATCTGCCAATTCTTCGGCGTAGTATTTAAGCTGCTCGTTTAAGTCAGCCACTTGTGTTGATGTGAGTTGAAATAGAAGGCCGATAGGAGTCTCTACATATTCAGTGCCAACAACTTCAACATGTGTGCGGTCATCTACTACGAGTTGGTCGTAAAACTGGTCCTTGCTATCCTCTGGATTCATAAGAGAGCCAACCACACGAACTTGCTTAGTAACATCAGCAACGATCTTGCATTTCAAAGTTGCACAGCCGCTTTCCAGTTCAAATGAAACTGTGTTGTCTTTAACTTCATACTCACCAGACACTTGAAGCATTGGAAAAGAAGGGCACAGCAATTCTGGCTTGTTAACTAACATATTCATTAGTTAGTACCTCGTATCTTTCTGAGTTGCTCTACGACTTGCTTGATCTCTTCTTCGGTACGCCAAATACCAATAAATGTATTTCCTTTATCACCATGAACTTCGTAGGAATAACGACGATAGCCATCTGTTTTTCCGTCATCTAAGATGTAAACGTGACAATCTTCTTCTGGCTCAAAAGGCTTCGGCAGCTCAAGTTCAACCTTAATGGTTTGAGGTTTGAGGCGGAATTTATACAAACCATTCACAACCTCTTGTACACTGAAATAAACAATAGGTATCCACTCTTCATTTTCTTCTGAAAACCCTTCAACCTCTTTCCCATCAGCCAAAGCTCGCAACACATCCGCACCGCTAATCAAGGCTGGGTCTTGGGGTTGAGTAATAGGCGTCAGGCTATTCGCAATATAGTTTTCATAGTCATTTGATTTATTAATAGCTGATTTACACCATTCACCCTGCCAGTAATAAATAACCTTGTCGCTAGTTAAATAGATTGATTCATCCCGCTTGTCGCGATGAGTCGCATCCTTCACATCATTACGCTTCAACACAACAAGGTCGCGGAGTTGGGGGATGGTGAGTTCTTGGTGATCAGGATTTTCATCATAATAATCACGACATAATTCGCCATCTTCAAATCCTGAGTAGATACAAGAAGTTGTAAATTTCATTGGGGTTTGGCATTTTGTATCAGCCCAAACATAACCCAACTCAAAAAACAACTCCTGAGCCTCTTTGCTCTCAGCTTCATTTTTAACTTTGATTTTGTAGTTATCCATGAGAGGGCTCCTTGTCCAAATCAACTTCTTTCGAGCGTTCAGCAAGCATTGCGTCTGCTAAGTG